GTGTATGGCTAATCCAGCGAAACCAGCAGAGTTGAGGATCCTTCAGGGGAATCCTGGCAAACGTGCTATTCCTAGTAATGACGCTATTGCTCCGTTGGAGTATGGCTATGTTGAACCGCATCGTCCTCTTGGCCCTGTGGGTAAACAGTTTTGGGACAGCATCTTTGGGGCTGGTGAGTTGTGGATCAGCATTAAGACTGACACTGGGTTGGTGCAGTTGATTTGTGAGCAGCTTGATCGCCGTGAGTTTCTCCGTGAGTATGTGGCGGAGCATCCGCACGAGTGGCATATGTTTAAGCAGTTGAATGACATTGAGGTTCAGATTGTTAAAGGGTTTAGTTTGCTTGGGTTTAGTCCGGCTGACCGTACACGCTTGGGCTTGGTGTCGGCTAAGACTAAGAGCAAGTTGGAAGAATTGATGGCGAAGAAGGCTCAGAAGCAGAATGGCTGATAAGTGGCCTCCTTCTTGGTTGACTCCTGTGGATCCTGTTGCTGTGGAGAATGGCGATGGTGAGTTTGCTATTGAGTTTGCTGAGACGTTTGGCTCCATTGGTAAGGATGGTATTGCTGGGCGGGCTGGTGAGGCTTTAAGGCTTCGTGATTGGCAGAAGGAACTGCTGAAGAATCTTTATGCTCGTGATGAGAATGGCGGCTTGATTGCTTCCACTGCCCTGCTGGGACTTCCCCGCAAAAATGGTAAGTCGGCTTTGTCGTCTGCGGCTATTGGTCTTTACTCTTTGCTGGCTGAGGGCATCAACGGTGGTGAGGTTATTGCGGTAGCTGCTGAAAAGGAACAGGCTCGCATCGTGTTTGGTGAAGCGAAGCGTATGGTTGAGGATTCTGAACTGGCAGACCTAGTGACTGTTTATAAGGACTCTATCTTTGTGCCGTCTACTAACTCTGTGTTTAGGGTTGTTTCTGCTGAGGCTTACTCGAAAGAAGGTTTGAACCCTAGCCGTGTAATCATGGACGAGCTTCACGCCCACAAGAACCGTGAGATCTTTGACGTGTTCTCTTTGGCTATGGGTAACCGTGGCAAGATTGGGCAGTTAGTTGCGATTACTACCGCTGGGGTGAAGTCGGACAGTTCAGGTCAGGACAGCATCTGCTATTCGTTGTATAACTATGGCAAGCGTGTGAGCACTGGTGAAATCGTTGACCCGTCTTTCTTTATGGCTTGGTGGGAAGCCCCGCCTGAAATGGATCACCGTGACCCGTTGGCTTGGGAGATTGCTAATCCTGGCTATGGTGACATTGTGTCGGCTGAGGACTTTGAGTCTGCGGTTCGCCGTACCCCTGAGGCTGAATTCCGTACTAAGCGTCTAAACCAGTGGGTGTCGTCACAGATCAGTTGGCTTCCTGCTGGTACTTGGGATGCTTGTGCTGAACCTCGTGAGGTCACACCTGACGATGAGATTGTTTTGGGTTTTGACGGTTCGTTCTCTGGTGACACCACTGTTATTGTTGGGGCTACCGTACCTAAGGGCGAGGATGAGACTCCACACGTGTTCTTGGTTAAGGCTTGGGAGAAGGACGACACTATTCACGATGATTCGTGGCGTGTCAACATTGCTGAGGTTGAAGAAGAAATCTTGAACTTCATTCGCCAGTTCCCTAAGGTTAGAGAAGTTGCCTGTGACCCTTTCCGTTGGCAGAGGTCTATGGAGGTTTTGGCTGATCAGGGTGTTCCGATTGTGGAGTATCCGTCTACGTCTGCTCGCCGTATGGTTGTTGGCTGTGCTAAGTTCTTCGACTTTGTGACTGAGAAGCGTGTGACCCATGACGGTAATCCGTTACTTGCCCGCCACCTATCTAATGCTGTTACTAAAACGGACAACATTGGTATTCGTATCGTTAAAGAGAATCGTGCTTCGGCTCGAAGGATTGACGCTGCGGTTGCAGCTGTGATTGCGGTAGACCGTGCCACAGCAGGTAGAATGGAAGTGCAGGTTATTCCTGAGTTCTTTATGTAAGGGCGGTAAATGTTAGCTACGATTCTACAAATCGCTGGTATCAGTGCGATATCACTCGGTGTTGGCCTTTGGTTTCCTCCTGCCGGTGTAATTGTTGCCGGTGCGGGTTTGGTTCTTTTTGGTATCGCATTGGAGCGAGGTAAGTAATGCTAGGTCGTCTCACAGAACAGAGAGCAATCTCATTCCAAAGTGTTTGGGGCTCAGGTGCTGACATCGAGTTGATGAACCCTGCCGGTGTGAACATCAACAACAACACAGCGTTTGAGATTGTTGCGTTCTTCTCAGCAGTGTCTTTGATTAGCGACACGATTTCTACTTTGCCAGTAGATGCTCTGTACCGAGCAGACGGCGAAATCTACCCGTACCGTCCACGTCCAGCGTGGGTTGATCAGCCAGATGTGGATAACACTCGTCAGGCTCACTACCAGCAAGTGCTTGTTTCGTTGCTTGTTAGCGGTAACTCATTCACTCGTGTATTCCGCGATCCGAACGGTGAGGTTGTAAACCTTGTTGTTCTTGACCCGACCACTGTGGAGATTAAGCGTAATGCTTTGGGTCGTAAGATGTTCCAAGTTGAGAAGGAAGCAAAACTTCTAACTTCTGAGGACATCATCCACATCACAGATTTGTTGGAGCCTGGTGCTCTACGTGGCATGAGCCGTGTTTCTAAATTGTCAGACGCTTTGGGTGTTGCTTCAGCACTACAGTCTTACGCAGCTACTTTCTTTGGTCAGGGTGCAACCACCGCTGGTGTGATTGAGTTCCCTGGGCCACTACTAACTAAGGAACAGGCTGAAACTCTACAGGCTGGTTTTGATAGCCGTCACAAGGGTTGGCGTAAAGCACACAAGACAGGTATCTTGTCTGGTGGTGCGACTTACAAGCAGACAACTGTTCCTAATGACTCTGCACAGTTCTTGGAGTCTCGCCGTTTTGCGGTTGAAGAAATTGCTCGTGCGTTCAACATTCCACTTCACCTATTGGGTGTACCTGACACGGCCTCTTACGCTTCTGTTGAGCAGAACGCAATCCAGTTCGTAACTCACACTCTTCGCCCGTATGTGGAGAAGATTGAGTGGGCTTACACACGTCTGCTACCAAACCCTGCTTACCTGAAGTTCAACGTAAATGGTTTGATGCGTGGAGATTTCCAGACCCGTATTCAGGCTTACTCTGTGGCTTCACAGGCTGGCTTTATGAGCATCAACGACATTCGCAGACTTGAGGATCTTCGCTCAGTTGAGGGTGGCAATGTTTACCGTGTGCCATTGGCTAACGTGAACCTATCAGCATCTGACCTACCAGAAATGGAAGGCAAGGTGGCTATGGCTACTAAGTTGATTCAGGCTGGTTTTGATCCTGCGTCAACAATGTCTGCTCTTGGACTTCCTGCTATTGCTCACGATGGCGGAATCCCGACAACACTTCAGCCAGAAGCAGGTGCGTAATGATTAATCCAGGAACTTATAACATCACTTGCCCTCAGGGTGCAACTTGGGACAAGACCTTCACGGTCACTATTGGTGGCACAGCCTTGAACCTAACTGGTTACACAGCGGCTATGCAGGTTCGTGATTCTGCTGGTGCAGCTACCGCTTTGATCAGTTTGACAAACGGTGCAGGTATTACTTTGGGTGGAACTGTTGGAAGCGTTGGTGTGACTATTGCATCAACCGCAACCGCAGCTCTGTCAGCAGGTTCTTACTCTTACGACTTAGAACTAAACTCTGGTAGCACTATCACTCGTTTGCTTGAGGGTGCTTTCAACGTGACAGGTAATGTGACCCGATGAGCGATGTTGTAGTTTCCGTTGTCGAATCTACTACTACCGTCACAGTTACAGATCAGGACGTTGCAGTAGCGATTACAGAGTCGCCTGTTGTTGTTACGACTGGCACTTCTGGCCCTCAGGGTATTAAGGGTGATACTGGCCCTGCTAATACGCTAACTGTTGGCACTGTCTCTAAATCGTCAGATGACATAGCCGTTGTTACTATTACTGGTACTGCTCCTGAGCAAACAATTAACTTTACTTTGCCTCGTGGTCTACAAGGTGTCAAAGGTGACACTGGTTCTACTGGAGCAACCGGCCCTACTGGAGCCACAGGTGCAACCGGAGCCACTGGCCCTCAGGGTGCGACTGGTGTTAAAGGCGATAAAGGCGATACTGGTGCGACTGGGCCACAAGGTGAGACAGGCCCTGTTGGTGCTACTGGTGCGACAGGTATTCTTTGGCGTGGCACTTGGTCGCAGGACATTGACTATGTAAACAACGATGCGGTTTACTACAACAATTCATCATGGTTTGCTTCTGGTGATCCGACTCAGGGTGAAGCACCTGCTTTAGATGCGACTCACTGGTTCCCGCTTGCTATTCAAGGTGCGACTGGTGCTACCGGCCCACAGGGGCCACAGGGTATTCGTGGTATTGAAGGTCAGCGTGGTGAGCAGGGTGTTAAGGGCGATACTGGTTTAACAGGTGCGACTGGAGCCACTGGTGCTACTGGTGCGACTGGGCCACAAGGTGACAAGGGCGACACGGGCGATACTGGCCCGCAGGGTAGCCAAGGTATTCAAGGCATTAAAGGTGATACTGGTGACACTGGCCCAACGGGTGCTACCGGCCCTCAAGGTGCAACAGGGCCTCAGGGTGCTACTGGCCCACAAGGGCCAACTGGTGCGACTGGTGCTACAGGTGCTGGCGTTGTTGCTGGTGGTACAACCGGTCAGGTTCTTTCAAAAGTTGATGGCACTGACTACAACACTCAGTGGACAACTCTTGGTTCGATCACCGTGAACGGTACAGCGGTTGCTTTGGGTGGGACTGTGACAATTCTTGCGGTGTTAGGCTAAAACTATGACTGTCACATCAGGAAAATTATCAGTAGGTACTGTTGCCTTACAAATTGATGGCTTAAGCACGAACTATACAAACATTATGGTTCAGAATGATAGCAATACAACAAAGTTGCACATTGGCGGCCCAGGCGTGACCATTGCAAATGGTATGGCGGTAGCTGCAAGCCAAATTATTCAACTACAACTGAAACCACTTGATTCTTTGTGGATTGTGTCAGATACAACGGGACATCCTGTGTCTTGGCTTAGATGGGAAACATAAATGCCGTATTACATTGAAAAAGACAACGCAGAGTGCAAATCAGGCTGGGCTGTAACTGGTGCTGAAGGCGTAGTTCACGGTTGCCACAAGACCAAGGCATCTGCAATCAAGCAAGCCGTTGCTATTAGTATTTCTACTGAGGAGCCGTTTGCTGGTGAGCGAGCAGCTATTGATTCGCTAGGTATTGGCGATTATGTTTCGTGGGATGTTCTTAATCCTGAAATACTTGCTGAGATCGTCATGGTCGAAGGAGAGTATGCCGTTATTCGCATCTACGAGTATGAGGACGGCATCTTCACCTCAACTGACAAGATGATGATTCTTAATGTATTCAAACTTGAGAAGGTTGTTCGACCTGAGATGGTTGCTGAGGAAGTTGAAGATCCTGAACAGTCTCAGGAACAAATGGATCAGTCTCAAGAAGATTCTTCAAATGATTCTATGGATCAGCCAGATGTTGCTGACAACAGCCAAGATGAATCTCGTGCAATCAACCAGTCTGCCCCTGCTTACATGAGAGCAGCTGCTCGCCGTGGACTTGCCTACTATGAAGATGGTCAAGGTGGTGCAGGTCTAGTTGATAAGACTATTCGTGAAGCCCGTGAAATGGCTTCTGGCACTATTAGCGATGACAAGTGGATTCGTATTGCAGCTTGGATTTCACGTCACCTTCCAGATCTTGATTCACCGGATGCACAACCTGGCTCAGAAAACTACCCTAGCCCTGGAGTTGTTGCACATTTGCTTTGGGGTTCTGGCCCTTCAAAGAGAGCAGCTCAGAGAACATTGGCATATGCTGAGTCTGTTGTTGCTAGAATTAGAGCAGAAGAAGAAAGACATTCTATGGTTGACGAAGTATTAGACGAATCACGTGATAAGTGGGTTCGTGCAGCTTGGGCTATTAAGGCTCGCCTTGAGGGCTTGACTGAGGAAGCACGTTCTTTGGGTAAGACTGAGGTTCGTACTGAGCACGTTGATCTTGAGATTCGTGAGACTGGTGATGGTATGACCTTCGAGGGTTACGCCGCTGTTTTCAATTCTCCGTCTCAGCCTTTACCATTCGTAGAGACGATTAAGCCAGGAGCGTTCAAGCGTTCTTTGCAGGGTCGTCACCGCATGATGCTTTTGTGGAACCACAACGCTTCTGAGCCTCTAGCGTCAACACGCAATGGTTCGTTGAAGTTGGTTGAGGATGCTCGTGGCCTAAAGGTTACGGCACGACTAGCCAATACTCAAACCGGACGGGACGTTGCTGAATTGATCAGGAGCGGTGTGATTGATGCTATGTCTTTTGGTTTCCAAGTAAAGAAAGATTCTTGGTCTGCTGACGGTAATAACCGTACCCTTGAGGAAGTTGCAGTCCACGAAGTCAGCCTTACTAGCTTCCCAGCCTACGAAGGAACTGCTGG